GAAATCAGCAGCTGGCCAGCTGCTGATTCACCTTGACAGCGTTCAAGCAATGAACACCAATTTCCCGCATTTTGCGAATCACAGGGGCCGCGTCGTCAAACATAACCACAGGCTTGCCTTGGAATTGACGCAGATTCCGCAGCCGCTGAATCTTGCGGGCTTTCAAAAGCGGATCTTTGATATGATTCTCTGAGCCATCAAGAGGACGGCACAGAATCAGGTGGGCGTCAAGACCATGATGTGCCAGAAAATCATAGTCGTCTTGATTCATGGCGCGAGCGGTGCAAATCACCACATAATTCTCACGGCGGCACAAACGCTTGAATGTGTCGGCCAGAGGCAGCAGCGAATCGCGGAAAATGCTTTCGCGGTTTTTCAACGCGAAATAGCGGTCCAAGTCAAGGGTGCCATCCGGGCGATTCGGGGTGCGATGCTTGGAGTCAATGATGGTTTCGTCAAGATCAAAAACCGTGATGCGCTTGAAGGACATAGCCTGTCTCCCTGTTGATGATTCTGTGTAGCACAGTGCAACAGCACATACAACAACAAAAAACTGAGCATTTTCAAACACTTATAGGACGGGGCGCCCCCCTTGCTAACCTATTGATTAGCAAGGGAATTAGTAGTTATAAACTAGCGCCCCCGAACTCCTTCGGCCCACCACCCTCCGTTGCGCTAGGGGATTTTGTGACGGTATCCCTAACCGGCTATTCGCGTCCATGTCATAGTGTGTTGTCCAAACTAGAAGTTGTTCCGACTCGGCAGTCAAGAGTGTTTTCACGCGATACTAACTGAGAGGTAGTAGCTAGGTTTGGTCTCGAATTCGGTGCATTGTCTCGCCCTTTGTTCCTTCCATGCATTATATATACCTGCTTCTAGAGGCCGTTGCAAGCACAAAGAACTGAGCATTTTCAAGCATTTATAGGACGTGGCGCCTCCCTTGCTAACTCATTGGTTAGCAAGGGTTTTTCTAGCCGACCAGTTGCTCAACAAGCTCTTTAGCTTCTTTCAAGCCAAGGCTAGGCGAGAAACAATCGCGCAGCATTTTGATTGCTGCAATTCTGTCACCCTGTTTATAGAGGATTTTCACATCTCGCAAATCAGTCTGACTAGACCCAGGGCTGTAGAGAGTCCGTGCGGATAGATGCACAATAGATTCACCCGCAATCATAGCAGCTTCAGTCAGGGTTTTGGCAACGTGTGTCTTGCCAAACGAATCATGCAGAATAAAACCATTCTCTGCAACGCCAATACCTTCAAGCTTCATTTGTTTATTCCTTTCTTTTGGCATAGGTAAATATTAGCAGATAAAACAGCATCAAGCAAGGCAGATATTTCTTTGTGTTCTCAATAACTTACGAGTGGTAGCGCCCTGACTTGCAAATCATTGTTATTGATTAGTTTTTTGCGTTTACTTTCGACTTCGCACCATAATTTTACTACCGGCGCCGGTAGGGGCGCTTACGCGCCTGCCACCTCGTGAAACTTGAGGTTGTAGACCCCGAAGAAACCGTTGTCCGGGCAATCACGCTTGCGCGTGTCCTCTTGCGCGGATTCCATGATTGCAAACACTTCACGCGAGATAAGAGTCGCATCGCGCTTGCTATCAACCCATTGGATATTGCCGCGCTCGATAGCGGCATACTGGGTGCCATCTTCGTTCCGCATCGTGACAAAACCTTTAGCCATGACCGTCTCTCCTTGTCTCGGTTCTTTATATGTATAGTGATTCGCTATGACTGTCAAGCACTGAAAAAATGAGCATTTTCAATAAGTTACAGTAGGGGGCGCCGCCCCTCCTAAGGGCTTGATTTCATTGGCTTTCTTTGTGGGTATAGCCAAACACATTGTGGAACTCGTTAAGTTTATTGCGCTGCGCGCATACGGTTCAGGGTGATGTAGGCTTCCGGTTGAGTTGGGTATCCGGCCACCCAGTTGCGGATTCTCCGTCCGTTGGCATAGGTGACATACGACACCACCTGCCACTCGCCAGCGTCGAATTCGATTTCGTAGCAAGTATCAACCACCGGACCGAGCATAGTCTATATCTCCTTTGCTGATAAGTATGTATAGCGTGATTCGGTGTGCGTAGCAAGAGCTAATTTTTTCTGCATAATCAACAGCTTAGGGCTAGGGGCGCCATGACTTGTAACTAATTGATTTCATTACCAAATTCGCATCTACTTTCGACTTCGCACCATAATTTTACTACCGGCGCAGGCTACGCCTGCGCGTATTATACAGCGATTCGCGTCGAAAGTCAACTACTAAATCGGTTTTAGACTATAACCCAAGGCAGTTTGTGGTTAGGGGCTATGCCCTAACCCCTTGATTTCATTTGATTTTTCTCAGGCGGGCCGACAGGTCGCTTTCCGTGTTGGCTGTAAAGGCCGAAGCTATAACCCGTTGATTCAGCGCCCAAATTTCTTCCGGCTGGCTGGCCGCCCGAACCTTGAAATGACGGTCGAATCGGTCGCCTTTTGCGCCATTGCAGGCTTTGCAGAGGCATTGCAGGTTGTCAACCGTGGTTTTACCGCCACGCGATTCTGCGATAATATGGTCACAGTCAAGGTATGGGGCAAAATTTGCCGAACCGCCAAACCCGCAAGCGCGGCAGATATGATTGTCGCGCGCCAGAACCATCGCACGAACCTTAGCGGAAATCTTAGCCTTTGCCATCGCCCGTCTCCCTTGCTGCGGTGATTCTGTTATAGCCGATTCGCGCAGCCTTGTCAATAGCTCAGACTAGATAACATTATATTGCAGCGCGTCGATTTCGCTTGACAACGACCCTGATTCTGCATTATAATTCTGGCGCGTCAAGTGATTCGTTATTTTAAGCTATAAACACCAAGTTTTTTAGCCCAAGCTTTAATTGTAGTGTAATCATAGCCTAATGTTTTACCAATAGCAGATAAGGATACCCCCGCTAATACCTGTTCTTTTATTATTTGTTTATCTTCCTCAGATACCCTTTTTCTTCTCTTTATAGGCAGGCCAATTTTATTTGTTATAGAGACCCAGGTATATCCAGACGCTATCCCATTAATTAATGATTTGCTAACCTTAAATGCATTGGCTGTTTCTTGTAATGAGTATCCTTTATTTAGCATATTAACAATAGCTATTACATCCGCCTCACTTAGTTTTTGATTGCCTCTTTTTCCGCTAGCATTTAAAGCTTTTTGTTGTTTTGCTACGGTATTAGGGTCAGCCATCGGATTATGCGCAACTCTGCTTATATTATAACAATTTGGCCAGAATTTATCTATCCAATCCTGCTCCTTTATAATAATATCAAGTGTTTCCTCTAATATCTCAAATATAAAGGATTCATCCCCATAAGCATCCCAAGCAAGCTGCAATTTTGTATTTTTATGCGTGTTATTATTTAATTGCCTTTTATGATCTATCCATCTTCTTTCTATATCATTGCTAGAACCTATATAAACCATAGGTTCCTGTAAACATCGTATTATATAAATTCCTTGCATTCTTCTTATCTCCTTATACTTAATTCTAGTATAAAAAGAGTTTATCGGGAATATAATTTTTATAAAAACTATTATTTAGGGTGTGGCTTTTATGCCACACCCACCTTTTCAAGAAAGGCCGTGTCAATTTCGAGGTTGACAGGAATTCCAACTCGACGCATCGATTCGCCGGCAATGTCAACGGTGGTGGACAGAAGATCCAGTTCCTCTTTTGCGAGAATCTTGGCCTTCGGCACCCAGAGGGGTTTCATTTGAGCCGTGAGCGGGGCGCGAACAAAAGCAACGGCCTTTTCAGTTTCGCGGACAATGTAACCGAACATCTGGGGTTCTCCTTTGCTTCCCGATGATTCTTTATCGCACGCTCTAACGATTCGTGCAAGCAAAATCAGCAGCCTAGACTAGATAACATTATGTTTCAGGATGCATTTCCTATCTTGACAGCACACGTGATTCGGTGCTATAATCTGGCGCTAGGTGATTCGGGGGAATGCTCCCCCGACATTTAGTGGATGTAGCGGGACGGAAGCATTGCCCCGACTTGAAGTTTTGTCCAGATGCCGATGGACCGTAAGCGCGTCACCTTGCCATTCCGCCCTGCCCACCGCTTTGCCGATTCGGCTGCGTGCGGACCACAGAACATTGCCGAGATCCGGTAGCCACCATTCCAAGGGTCAGAGACGACGAACATGTTAGGCTCTCCTTTGTTGATAATCCATCTTAGCCTAGATTCGGGCATGAGCGCAAGTAAAATCAGCAGCCTAGACTAGATAACATTATATTACATTAGCAGTTTTTGCTATTGACCCAGCAGGGCGAATCATGCTATAATCTGGCGCGTGGAGCGAATCAGGCCGAGATGCTCGGCCTGAACTGCGCTTGGACCTTCCCGTTGTCAAGAGTCGTGATGAAGTGCATCGTATAGCGATTCTTCCCCAGCATCTTATGCATGCGGTCCAGCACGTCAGGATACGCGATTCGTTCGATCATTTTAGCACCTGTTTTTTTACTTCGATTTCTAACTTCGGTTTTAGACTAGCTGGCGGGGGCCGTCAACCCCCGCGGCGGCTGGCGGTCAATCGACCGCCGTTGCCCCATACTCCAGAGCATCCGAGTGGCTCCACCCCATCGCCCGCGCGGCGTGATACGCGCCGATCATGGTTTCGTGACGCGACTCCGACTTGCGCGCTTCCCGCGCCGAATCCGCCGGCGCGCGCTTGCCTTCCCGCATCGCCGCATAGATCGTGCGGTCCGACTCAATGGCCCGCACGCCCGACTCGACGCGAGTCACCTGCCCGCCTTTGGCCGCGAACGCCGCCTTCATCGCTTCCAGATCCATCGCCATTTTCGCCATCGCCGTCTCTCCGATTCGCAGGGCAGGCCCCTTGCCCGCCCCCTATGCCTTCACCCTACGCGAATCCGTGGCCTAGCGCAAGCGGAATCTGCATCGCCCAGACTCGCTCACATAATGTTTCAGACCCGACTTGCCTCTTGACAACCCCATGCGAATCGTGCTACCCTGCTGGCGCCTGATTCGCGAATCACCCGGCTGGCGCCTGATATATTATAGCATGGCGAATCGGGGTCTGTCAATAGGAACAAAACATGAACACGCGACGGAAAAAAAGGGGGGCTTACGCCCCCTTGACTTTCGCAATAAAGGCATCATCGACCGACAGCGCCATCGGGATGCCGATTCGCTCGCCGTCTTGTGCCGTCTTAATCGAACGGCCAAGCCCGTCCGATTCGGTGGCCGACTCAATTTTCTTGCGGGGGATCCAGAGGGGCTTGACGCCCGCGATGCCCGCGTCTGACTCCGCGACAAAAGCCACCGCCGCATCCGTGGTCCGAACGACGTATCCAACCAGAGCAACCATCTTCCATCTCCCGATTCGCGGGGCTAGCACCTCGCCGCCCCTCATGAGAATCACCTTACGGCATTTGCTTGCTAGGCGCAAGCGGAATCTTTCGCTTGCAAGTGCTAGCTGCGCGCGCTATAAACTAGGGGAAGCCAAGGAAAGGGCCCGAATCATGTCCAAGAAAGCCGCCATCCCCGCCGCGATCAAAGCCGCTACCTTTGCCCGTTTTACCTGCTGCGCCGCTTGCGGAACGTGGGATGCCGATGAGTGTGGCCACATCGTTGCCGAGTCCAAAGGCGGCGCGATGGTAGCAGAAAACTTTGTGCGCTTGTGCGGGTGGTGCAATCGCAAGCAAGGTAGCAAGCCCGCCGTCTTTGCCGCCTATGCGACGTATACCGAATCGCGCGCCTTGATCGAATCGCGCCGCGCCCATTGGGCAAAGTATCTCGGCGCTGTCAAGATAGCAAAGCCCTATAAGCCGGTGTGATGCAACCCGGCAACGGTGTGGCCTGGCGGCCACACCGCCCACAAAACAAATAGCTTGACAGGGGTGGGCGGTTAAGAGGACTTGACTGATTCGCGATTCGGGGGGGCACTTCCGTAGAGCCTTTACAAGGGTTTTTTACACTTTTCTGGGAGAAATCAGGCCATCCTTTGAAAGGATACTCCTTTCTTTAAGGCCCTGCCACCCTGTATCACTCCGTGATAGCGTCTAGTGATAGCGTCTAGTGATAGCGTCTAGTGATTATATTTAGTGATCGTGCTGTACATCCTGAGTGATACAAGCTATACAACAGCTGTGTGATTACCTCTAAAAAAATTTTGGACAAACACAGCAGCTAGCAGTACAATAAGCAATGATAGCAAAAATATTTGATGCGCTAGGTCGCCACATTGAATCACAGATTGAAGGCAGCACACGACATATTGGATATGGTCGCGAGCTGCACTCTTATCCAGCATTTTCAATTATTCGACCAACCACTGCTAGCTATTCATCAAATATTAGACATTTAAGCGACGGACAAAAACTATATATCATACGCTGTGCCATACGTGGTTATACACGTACTATGCGCGAAACTGCACTAGACGATGCAGAATATTTAGCTAGACAACTAGAACTGTGTATTTCCACTTTTCCTAGAACATTCACGCTAGGCTCGCTAGTTGAACAGGGAGTGCTTACGACTCAGCAAGGTGAAGATCTTGAAACTCAAGATTTGTTTAACATTGCTATACAACGAGGAGCTACTTATATGGATGATGCGCGAGTACTCAGCATAGAAACTGATGAAGGACTATTTGCTCCGCTCGGCATCTGTGACCTGGAAATAGAGATGTTTTATGTCGAAGCGTAATACAGTTATCAGCACAACTATAGATCATCTTATTGAACAAACTGCAACTCGCGGATATCGTGGGTTTCGCTATATTCATCAACTCAATGACTATCCTTGTTTTTGTTTTCATGTTGAGACAGAGTCTCGTATCTGGACTGACGCTCCTTATGGTGTGTTAAAAGCGTCGCTCCGTGGTTATACGCATACAGAGACGCTAGATGGGGTAGAATCGTACGCTCGCACTATTGAACGAGCAGTTCAATCACTGAGCGAGGAGCATAGAGAGCTAATTCTTGATGCTCGTGTGCTCAGCGTTCGTACAGACGAAGGATTAATGCTGCCTTATGGTATTGTAGACATGCAAATTGAAGTTTTGTACATTGTAAAGCATACAGATACAATTACTGCGGATACTACTAGGTTTACCGCCGATCTCACAACAATTACCGCAGACAGAGGATTATAAATGCAACTAGTAAACATAGGATTTGGACCAGATGATGGCACTGGAGACCCACTCCGCACAGCTTTTGGTAAAATTAACACTAACTTTAGCAGAATTCAGCAGCTGCAAGCTGACAGCTACGTCAGCTCTAACGTCTCTAGCATAGAGACTAGCACTAGTGACTACTATATTGGTGTAAACCATACAGCACCTGTTACCATCACTCTACACGAAGGAGCTGTAGGTCAGCATCTTATTATAAAAGATGAAAGCGGAGCTTGTGCAACCAACCCGATTTCAATTGTTGGAACAATAGACAATAGCGCCAACGCCACCTTATCCATTAATAATGGCGCATTATCCCTAATATACAGTAATGGATGGAGAATTATATGAGCTATTTATTTAGCGCCGAACAAGAAATTAAAAACGATGTAGGCAATCCAGTCCCTACTACACTAGCTGATACTGCTAACCTAACTGCTTTTAGTAGACTGCGTGTAGCTGAAGCAAGACTACTAGGTGACTATAGATACATGTATGGTAGTGGTACTAGCATCATGATGAACGATCTAACTGCTGGAGGAGGAACTCTGGTAGCAGACCAAGCTCGTAACTGCTTTATTGCGTCAGTTACCACTGCTACGGGCAGTCGAGTAGTTAGGCAGACCAAAAAGTATCATCCCTATACATCCGGTACTAGTACTATGGGTCTTATCACTTTTGTAATGAATCCAGCTAAAGCTAATTTAGTACAAGCAGTGGGAATGTTTGACGATTTAAATGGAATATTTTTCCGCATGAACGGACTCACTCCAGAGTTTGTTATTCGCAAAAATGGAGTCGACGTTGAAGTTGTTTCACAAGCTAACTGGAACCAACACAGCCTAGACTATCTAGACTTTTCAAAAGCTCAGATTCTTATTATTGACTATCAGTGGCTTGGAGTAGGACGTGCGCGTATTGGATTCGTACACAATGGAGTTCCAGTGTATGGTCACCACTTTAATCATGCAAACAGCGCAACTGAAGTGTACATGAATCAACCCAGCTTACCGTTTCGCTGGGAGATATACAATAGTGGCGCAACAGCAACTATTAGTAGCCTTATGATTATATGTGCTAGTGCGTATGTAGAAGGTACTGTTGGAATAAATTCTTTTACCAAATCTATAAGCACAGGACTTGGGGCCGAAATCGCAGTCTCAGGAGCTCAAGGAACTACCGGAGTAGCTCTGCTAGCCGTTAGACTAGCTAATACACTGATTGGGAAACCGAATAGAAGCTATGATGTATTGCGAAGCTTTTCAATAGTTACTAGTGCAGATATCAACTATAAAGTTGTAATTCTACCTGATTCATCAAAGTTTTTAACTGCTCCAACTTGGACTGCCGTTCCGGGCTATGGCTGGAGTGAATACGCCGCTGGAGCTAATATGGCAACAAACTGGGCTTCAGATAATAACTATGTTGTATTGAAAGACGGATTCGCTGTTGCGGCTGCTAAAGGAGCTGCCGCTTCTGTTGTAGTAGAAGATAACCCAATGAACGCAATTTACCAAAATTATGATAGTACTAGTAGCCAAGTATTGGCTATTATAGCACAACGACTGCAAACTACAGACTCAACTTGCAGAGCCTCAATAGAGTGGTTAGAGATAAAATAATGGCACAAGAAATAACATCACCGCTAACAACAGTTGACGCGTTGAATCGCACCCTAGAAGCTCCGGCTCTAGATCCTGTGGTGTTAGCAATAGCAAACGACTACTTAAGTGGCAAGTCGATTGAAACTATTGCTGATGAGTATGGTATAACTGCTGATCGCGTAACCGCTGTAGTCGAAAAGCGTGAAGTAAAAACTTATATTGACAACGTTTTTGCTACTCAAGGATATCTAAACCGCGCTAGACGAATTGCACTAATCAACCAAGTAATTGACCAAAAAGTGCAAGACGCAATCGAAACTGGCATCTACTCAAAGAAAGACCTTTTAGATTGGATGAAGCATCTTGCAGAGGTTGAAGCTACTCTTAAACCTCAAGCCAAAGGTCCCGCTGTAGCCGTACAAATTAACAATTATGATAGATTAATGAAAGATTTATTAGAATGAGCAAACAACCGCGTGATGATTCCAATTATCCAATTCCAGTGTTAGGGTACAAGCCTAACGGCGGTCAAGCTATCGCACTCAGTGCGATTCCTGCTCGTAGTTCCGCCTTTGGGACTCACACTCGTGTAATCTCAATCTACGCTACAGGCGATGCGTATTTTGAGATAGGTGGTCCAACAGTTGAAGCAAGCACTGCTAACTCACACTTCATACCTTCTGGGCTATATATTGATATATCTCTAGGAGCAGAAACCGTATCTAGCGCAAATGCCAAGTATTTATCTGTTATATCAAACTCCAGCGGAACGCTGTATATAAGTGAGCGAGTATAATGACTCTACGAACTGGGTTAAGGCTTTCAATTTCTACTGTTCAGCGACTACGTTCGCTGACCCCCCAACCAGGGGATGAGGGATTTGAGCCATTGCTAACCCAGTCGGGCAATGTTATAATTACCCAGAATGACGATATTATTATAGTTCGAAAAGAAATACCAGTTTAATTTTTTCGGCGGGGAGATACAATGGCTAATATTAAGATTACCCAACTTGAGAATCTATCTAGCACTGACGTAGCAGCAGAAGACGTCTTTGTAATTGATGATGTGAGTGGGTTAATTACGCGTAAAATTACAGTAGCTAACGTGTCTGCTTACCTATCTACTATTAACGGTAACGCAAGAGCAGTTAGCGAAAGCTTAAATGTGTACGCAGCTTATGCTAACGCTAGCATGAGCAATACTAGCCTGCGCATTGCCGCCGATACTGGTAATGCGTATATAGTTCTGCAAAACACTGTGTTCGTAGTAAGCGGCGGCACAGGAGTTTCTACAGCTTTAAGTGGCAATACAGTTGTTGTTAACTTGCAGAATACAGGAGTAGTAGCTGGAACCTATGGGGGAGCTACTGGAGTCTCTGCTAATATAGCTACCTTTACAGTTGACAGTACTGGTCGCATTGTTGAAGCGAGCAACACTTATATTCCATCTTTAGTAGGTGCTACAGGACCACAGGGTGACGCAGGAGCTACTGGGCCACAAGGAGCTACCGGTGTTGCAGGCCCACAAGGCGATGTAGG